ACAGGTTTTGCGTAGGCCCTCACTAAATTCCTTGGCCCTACGCATACCATATTTGTCAGTATCCTCAATTTCAGTCTTGGTAGACAGGGCAGCTAAAGAATCGGCAGCAGCTACATTGATTTTATCTGGGTTTTCAGGTTTCCAATTCCAAATCATATCAAACATTTCAGTAACGGTATCAGGTCTTAGATAGTTTTCCTGTGAAATTTCAGCACCATAAATCTTAGAATACTCCTGGTCCAATCGCCCCTCAGGGTCAAGGAAACATATTTCCCCACCCTTTGATTGACAAGACGCTGCTATTTCAGACAGGATTGCTGTCTTACCTGCCCCACTAGGCCCAAACACCTCGCATAAGATACCACCTGGAATACCACCACCTTTGACCCTTTTGCCCATTATGGCTAAGTCCAGTAAGGTGGAGCCAGTTGAAAGTAATGTAATACTGGCCCCACCTGTATTTTTTACTGGTTTTCTTATAGTCGAAACTATATCACTAGCAGTTTCATCTAACTTACGTCTTATTTTGCTCATTTTCTATTCAATCTACCCCTTAAGGTTGTTTTAGGTTTTTCAATTTCAGGTTCAGGCTCTGGTGCAGTTTGCTCTTTTTCATTCTCAACCATACAATCATCATATACATCACAATTAGAGCAATCATCTATCTGGTCAATTTCTATTCCAAAACATTCTGGTTTTTCAGGTTTTGGTTTGGCTACTCTGCCCCTTGTTTTGGTTTCAACTGGCTCTGCCACAACCTCTTCATCCTCTTCTACAGGTTTAATTCCTTTGTTTCCTTTGGACCCAAAGAAAGCAGCAGAAATCTCATCGAAATCAGCAACATGAACAATTTCTTCAAGACAATAAGTAGCATCTAATAATTCATCAGGAATAGCATAAGGCACACCGTCAACCTCTCTTTCCTGAAAGTTATGGCCAAGATACTGGGTATTATCCTTTGCTGACCCTGCACGTTTAAAAGAGATAGACTTTCCTTGGTCTGGGTGAGAAAACAACACTTTGCCACCACCACGGGGTTTCTGGGCCAGTACATTAAGGTGCCTTTCCATATTCCAATGGGCCACAACCCAAATCTGGACACCCTTAGCCTCCTCTTTAGCATCATCATAAACCACAACATTATAAACAGTCATACGTTTGGGTTTTAAGGCTTTCCAAACATCATCCTCAGCACCCTCTTCCCTTAACTCTTTAGAGTATTCACAAATAGGACAGGGTTTACCAAAATTAGCTAGTGGACAGACAAACATTCCATCATTAGCCCCAACATTCTTATGGACATAATAGGTTGCATGGTCACTAACGTCACCCTGTTTAATTTTCTTTTCAGGGTTATTAGCACCGGCAATATAAGGGAGAATATCAATTAAATGCTCTCCCTCCTTGCACCACCATTCTGAAACACCTTCAGCCCCAATAATACTACCAAATTTAAGTCCACCCTCATTAGTAGCGTAAGACTCCTTACGCCTTTCCAACAACTGCTCAGACATTTTACTTCTTAACTGGCTTACTTTCATTAGACCCTCCTATTAATTTTGTTAAGTATTCAAATTTAGTTTCAAAAAATGATTTAAAAAAAGCAACGGTTACAATTCTAACTGTTAGATATATAAGAATAAGCCCCACAAAAAAGATAGGTATCAACCATAATAAATTAAAATTATTTACCACGGTTAAGCCTTTTCTTTAAATTAACATCTTTATTCAAAGTATCAAGCATGGCTGTACGGTCTTGTGGGGGGGCCTCTTTCAGATAATATTCCGACAAAAATAACCTGACCAAATTATCAAGGGCATATTTCTTGTGGTTTAATGACTCAATAGCTGACTGGATTATTTTATGATTATACTTTAATTGATTGTAATCGTCAAGTACTAAACGGTATTTTTTATCGGTTACTATCGCAGAATTTACAGCAGATTCAGTGATTTTTTCCAGTCCAAATTTGCTTGGGTCTGACCGGATAGCTAAGTCTAATTCAGCTTTTACTAGGTCAATGTTTTCCTTAGCCTTATCCCTGACCATTTCAGCCTCAGCCAGTATAATTGACCAATGGTGAAATAAGTGTGCCTGTTTAGCCCATTCGTCATCAAGGCCATACTTATCAATTTGTAAGTCCTTTTCGTAATCCATGTTTCCCCCCTTTTGTTATTGTTTATAATACTTATTATACCATGACTTTCTGATTTTTAAGAATTTTTATTGACAAGCAAGAAAACATTGTAATGTAAGTCCCGGCTTACCACTGTTGTAAAGTGACTCTGTAAACGCTGCCATTATTTCAGCCGTTCTCATATCACCCTTACTTAAAAGTACAGAGTTCATATAGCCTAGTATGGCCATTCGGATTACTTCAGCCTCTTGATTCAATCCTTTTAATAATCCAGCTACAGTAGGCCAATCCTTTTTAAGTATAGCCCTGCACAATTCAATAGTCTTAGCCTCACTAACCATTCCATCACCAATAGTAGCTAAGGCTAAAGTCTCATCAGTAATTTCAGATATTTGTTCCAATAAAACCAAAGCATGTCTTGGAGACCCTTGAGAGACCTTAACTATCTCCCTTAGAATAGTAGGTCTGATATCCAAACCCTCTTTCTTGCAGACAGTCCTAAGCAATAAGGACATGGTTGGAGTAATCAAAGGTGCTACCTGATAAGCAGTACACCTATTCCTAATAGTAACTATTAGCTTGTCAGGGTCCGTTGTGCAGAGTATAAACCTAATATGGTCAGGAGTATCCTCAAGTATCTTAAGTAAAGCATTTTGGGCATCAGACGTAGCCTTGTGTATTTCATCAAGAATGTAAACCTTTACAGGACTATTCATAGGGGCATAAACTGCATTACCTATAATCTCTCTGATAGTATCAATCCCCCTAAGATTACTACTATTGTATTCGATAATATCTTTTCCTGTAGCACCTAATTCACTGGCTATTATTCGGGCTAAGGTCGTTTTGCCCTGGCCTGACCCACCAGTTAGCAGGAAAGACCTAACCTGTCTTGACTTTCGTTTCAATACTTGTTTTAAGGATTCAACTATAGAATCATTTCCAATAAACTCATCGAACAAAGTAGGCCGGTATTTCAAATGCAATGGCAAGTTTTCCAACTATTTCTCCTTTTCTGTCCATTGTCCTGTTTCTACCCATTCAGCTAAAAACTCTTGTAGTAATTCAGACAAACCTATTCCATCATTTTTACACCTTTCTTTTACCCTAGCAAGTAAATCAGGGTCTAGACAAAAACTCTGGATTACTTTCTTTGGACTTGTGTCATTACTTGCTTTTCGTCCCATTATTTCACCTCCTTTTTAGTATACCAACTGCCATCTATTTCAGTTAATTCCATCTCTATTTCAAGGGGTACTACCAACCAAGGCCATTTCTTTCTAATTCGTTTAGTCATAATCCCCTTACATAAATTAAATACTAAATCCTTTTCAGATGGGCACATATCAAAGACAATACTGTCATGTATCTGACCTATGATTTTAGTCTTATAATCCTTTAAAGCCTTATTTATTTCAATCAAAGACCACAGTAGACAATGAAAGGCCGGTCCCTGTACTATCCAATTGTACAAATCATTCCTGGTAAGATAACCACCACTTTGAAACCCGGTAATGTAATTAATATAACCCTTTTCTAAATAGAAATTTTCTGTATTGCCTTGCCATTCCCTGACACCAACAAACCTTTTCCAAAATCTATTCTCATCAGCTTGGCAATGACTCTCAAATTTCTCATAAGTATTTATCCTTTTACTTTGTAAATGTTTCCTTAGACCTAATTTATCAACCAAAGGCCAAACATTACCAGCGCAACCCATATAATAACTACCATAAAAGTAAGGAAACACCTTTTGGTTCTTGGTGTAAAATCGGATATCTTTTGCATTGTCATGTTCAAGATTCTCCCATTCAGAATCAGTAAAAAGAAAAAGTTTTTTAGCCTCGTCTGTGTGCATATCCCCACCATTAATTAAATAATTAAGCAGCACAGGGTCTTTGCTTAGACAGGCTATGATCCTAACTTCTAAACTTCCAAAATCAACTTCTAATATCTGATTTCCTTTGCTTGGAATAATACCAGCCCTGGTTATTTGTTTAGCTTTTTCATCTCTTACAGGTATGTTCTGGAAATTAGGTTTATCACTTGAACTCCTATAAGTAGTTACCATATTTAAATTAAATGATGGGTGTAATTTACCATCATCACAAGTCTCACGTAAAAACTGGGAAAGGTAAGTCCCTTTTATCTTTTCCAACCTACGCAATTCCAATAGCTTAACTGAAAACTCTGTATTCATATCTACCAAAACACTCTGGTCAACAGAAGCATTCCCTTTAACCGTTGATTTCATAGATGGCAATTTCAATATACTATAAAACAAATTCTTTAAATCATTAGGTGATGCTAAATCAATGGCTTTTTTATATTTAGTTTTATATAATTTTGACTCTTCACTATCCATCAACCATTTATTTAACTCATTAATCTCTAATTCTAATTTACTGTCCTGGTCTTTATAATGCTGTAAATTAACACAGATACCATTACTCTCAACATCAGCTAAAGCCAAATTACCATCAAAGAATAGCTTATTTCCTTTCTGTAAATTAGGTTTTTCATTAAAGTCTTTTAACTGGTCTTGAAATAGATTAGCTGTAATCAAAGAATCCATTCCACAGTACAGCAATGACTTTTTTAATAACACCGGATTATTTAATACTTTAGTCCAATCCTTTTTATACTTATCAATTTCCTTGTCATACCCTTTAAGTCCATACCGGACATAAGCCTGAAACTTTAACCCTGTAACTTTCTTACGACCATCAAGTATATGCTGGGAAACCATAGTATCCCAATGCCAACCTTGTGGTTTTACTCCATAAACAACCTTACTCCATTTGTCCTCAAACTTTAAATTGTGGGCTACCTTAAGAATGTTTTTATTCTGGAGAAACTTAATCCACTCAGGTACAATTTCATCAGTCATTTGAAAGGCATAAGACGAATCCACATTAGAAACACTGGCAAAGAATATTTTAGGGTTGTCTTTATAAGGATTCAGACTGCTTGTTTCATAGTCAAAAGATGCTATTTTAAAATCATTGAAAATCAATATCCTTTGCACATCTTTTGTGTTTGTCAGTATATGAACATTACTTTCATAATCTTTTTGAATGCCTACTCTGTCTTTTTTTAAACAGGATAAGGCAAATTCCAAATCCCTATGAAATACCTTAGTAAGTTTCTCATCCTTATTTCTAAGAATATAACTTGGGTGATAAAGCGGGACTATCCAGGTTTTGAAATCATAGTCAGCAATG